TTACGTCGAAGACAACCGACTGCCAGATGGAGTGTTTAGATACTCAAGCCCATATAAGCAGTGGGTATACGGTTATGGAATCCCTGAAATATATAAATCTGAAATTTTATTAAATAAAAATGATCCAGATTACGGATATTGGATTGACTACGAAAACGGAGGAATCGTATTTTTCGGATCTTCTGCTTCCAATAATTTAAATATTACGGCAAAATATAAAGTAAAAGACTTTAACGTATATAATACTAATTTATACGAAGATGATTTAATTGTAGAGAAAAAATTCGAAACGAATAGCAGGTTCAATCAAACATTGCAGGCGATATCTCCATATGATCAGGTTTTGCCTGCTGTATTTATAAATAGCGAAACAATAGAAAACAAAGGGTTTGCATTTGGGGGTCAATCCGAGACCACTATTATGTTTAAATCTGTGGTTATGGCGGAGAATATGTACCAACTCGATGGAATTTCATCTATATTTGCAGATACTCACACAGTTCATTTCCCTCTTATCGGATTCGACGATCATCCTATTAATGAAAAAGGGGACTTAAAGGACGAATCCTTTTCATATCAGTCTAAATTAGCCGAGAAATCGCCATTCTTCATGATAGATAGAGTTGTTACTGCGAAGGTGGGAGAGGGAGTCCGACAGCAAATTTCACCATCTATTTATTTAGGATTCTTGGATTTCGAGGTTATTTCTGTGAGATTTTTGCAACAAAGTTAATATTTTTCTTCACAATATGATATAGCTAATGTAATAGTACGTGAACGCCTATAATACAACCAAAATAAAACCATGGCCAGAAACAGAGTAATTTATCAAAGTGAAGCCCTTTTCGTTAGTCCTAACGCTACCGGAGCTCACTACGTTTTAAAGAAGATCAAGAGCTACGACGGAAGCAGCAGTACTGAGAGCGACGTCAATATTACCGACGTCGGTATCGATCAACTGAATCCAACTGCCACCGAATGGGCGACACCGGGGTCTAGCGCGAATTGCCTTCAGGCTTTTATCTCGGGAGATCTTGGAGTCGCTGCAGCCGATTATGGAATTCTTAACAATCCTAACCCTTCGGCTGGAAAGCACGTTTTATATAACAAGAAAGCCGATTACGAAACTTTCAAGGGAAATAACGTAAACTCTACCGGTTATCTTATTATTCCCGGCGAACAATCAGAAGGTTCCGTAGAAAATCTGGTTCAACAAATCCATAGAGTTCAAAGTGCTAATTATAGTTTTACTATCAATAGAACAGATGTTAATGAATTTGGCCAATTGGCTAGAATCGATTCTCTTGTTCTGGAGCCACCCACAGTTAACTTGGACTTCAATTACTACCCAACAGACGGTAGAAACGAAAGTCTTTTGAACCTTCATGTTCAAGGTATCAACGGGAGTACCGTTGAAAACGCAGCCGGCCTTCACTTGAAGGACGCAGGCAAAGGACAGAACTTCTTCATCATGACTTCTCCGGAAGGCACGGATGCTGTGAATTATTCAGGCGGGGACGATAACAAGGGAACAATTGCCCTTGGTAACGGATATCTCAGTGACTGGAGCATCGAAGCTTCTGTCGGAGCTATCCCTTCTGCTTCTGCAACAGTTGAGTTGTATAACGCTAAATCCGATAAGGGAACCAAAGAACTTGGCGTTCCTTCTGTTGATCTGGAAAAGGGATCTCCAATAACACCTACGGAATTTTCTCTTCCTCCTGCGGATAGTGGAAATGTTCACGCAACCGCTCTTAGGCCGGGGGACATAAAGCTAACGATTCCTTCCGATCTGTCCCTGTTCAATGATGTTGATGAAATCAATATTCAGAGCTTCAACCTTTCTATCCCTCTGTCTAGAACACCAATTGACAGAATCGGATCCAGGTTCGCATTCTCTAGGGTAGTTGATTTCCCAGTGACGGCTTCGATGACCGTTAATGCTCTAGTTTCAGAGTTGAATACCGGGAATCTTGCGAACATGCTTGACGATTGCGAAGAGCATAACGTTAAGGTCCAAATGAAATACAATGAGTCTTGCACCGCTGGAGAAGCTAAAGATTCGTTGATTTTTGACTTCAAGGGAGCTAGAATCGATAGCGAAAATATCACATCCGATATTGGAAGCAATAAGTCGGTAGATCTTACCTTTAGTACTCAAATTGGCGGGCCAGAGGATGACGAACACGGAATTTATATTTCCGGGCTTGCTCCTTCTAGTGATGACCCAATGCCTACTTGGGTAGCTAGTTCAAGTTGCTAGTAATTGAGCGATTTATAAAGAGCTAAGAAATTAGCTTCAAAAAACCCCTGAGTATTCGGGGGTTTTTTGTGTATATAGATATAAGGAAAAAGGAATATGGCGATTAAGGTACAGGTTCACGAGAGAGGGCTCCGTCGGTCTATTGAAAAGACCGTCAATTCCGTTAATAGGCGGGGCTTGCGCGTAAATCTAAATGGCAAGCAATTCTCTAGGCCCCTTGGCAAGATTACTGGGCAGGTAAGCGAGTTCAACAAATCCCTTGAGGCTTCAAATGCTCGCGTATTGGCTTTCGGTGCTTCGGTAGGAATAATTTACGGAGTGCAAAGAGCATTCACGGAGTTAGCAAAAACTGTAGTTGAAGTGGAAAAGGCGATGGCTGACATTAATGTAGTCATGGGATTAAGCTCTAGTAAACTTGAGGACTTCAGCCAAGGTTTATTTAGAGTAGCTAAGAATACGGCCCAAAGTTTTAATGAAGTATCAAAAGCCGCAACTGAATTCGCGAGACAGGGTCTTACCATGGAGGAGACTCTAAAAAGAACGAATGATGCCCTGATTCTTGTAAGACTAACAGGGATGGATGCAGCAGAGGCGGTTAAGGGCTTGACTGCGGCTATCAATACGTTCTCAGACGCTTCCCTCACTTCTACTCAGATATTGGACAAAATGGCTGCTGTGGACGTTAGGTTCGCCGTTAGCACTGAAGATCTTATTGACGCAGTATCAAGAGCGGGTGCAGTGGCTCAAGATGCGGGGGTAAATTTCGATCAACTGTTGGGGACTGTAACCGCAGCCCAACAAATGACTGCTCGGGGAGGTAAGGTCATCGGGAATAGTTTAAAGACAATATTTACGAGGATACAAAGAGGTAGTACAATAAATGCACTCGAGGATTTAGGTATCGCAGTTAGAGATGTCCAAGGCAATACCTTGCCTGCTATACAGGCATTAAAGAATCTATCGGATACTTACGATCAAGTAGGGGATGCAGCAAAAGCTTCTATTGCGGAAAAAGTAGGTGGAGTATTTCAGATTAATATTTTAAAAGCATTAATAAAAGACCAAAGAAACGAAACTGATCTTCTTTCGAGAGCGACAAAGGTTTCGTCGAATGCTTCCGGGGAAGCTCACAGAAAAAACATATTACTGCAAAAAACATTACATTCTCTTGGAAAAGAAACGATAATATCTGTAAAGGAATTAGCCAATACAATTGGGCAACTTTCCTTAGCTCCCGGCATAAGAGACGTTTTCGACGTTGTTAAAAATTCATCGGAATGGCTTAATAGCGCTTTAAGCAAAGATTCTGACGATTGGGGTTCAAAAGCAGCCAAGGGTTTCCTGAAGGGATTGGGGAAAGTTCTTACTGGTCCGGGACTAGTATTGTTTGTGGGCATCTTAGGGAAATTGGCGGGCATGACGATGAAGTTCCTTGGGGGCAGCGTTTTGGAAATGATGAAATTGACCAGTCAAACCCAAAAACAAAAAACCGTTCAAGCTAGCATTAATCAATTATTGAGTCAAAATATGGGGCTGCAACAAAAGTTGCTGGCTCTTTCCGGGAATAAGGCTGCTCAAGAAAGGGTTATTTTAACATTGCTTCAGCAACAAGCGGCGGCGGCGGCAAGAGTGGCTGCTGTTTCCAAGAGTGTTGCCCCAGCAGTAGTTAGAGGAGGTTTTGGCCCGACACTTAGGCCAGGAAAAAGCGAAGGGCATGTTCCTAATTATGTATTGCCTCAAGAGAAAATCGCAGAAAAGATGGGGGCATATGCGGGTGGATATAGACCTGGGAAAGTAAAAGCCATTAATATCCCCGGAGAAGGTAGGTCGGTGATGAATACTGCCGAAAAAGTAGTGCGCTATCCGGGCATGGCTCAACCTGAAATTAGACCTCCAAAAGCTAGTCCTGCGGGGAGGCAACATAGAAAGGCATTTGAAAAGACTCATGGATTTAATCCATATAGTACAGGCTTTGTTCCGAATTACGCTCTTACTCCCAATATGATAGCGGGACTTAGGGCTAAATTAAGACCGGGAAGCGGAGCAACTCCCAATGAAATAAATATTGCCAAAAAGAAATTAGCCGAACATTTTGCAAAATCTGGAGGAGAAGGGGTGTTGGATGTAAACGCCCCTTGGAGTGAATTGTATGCAGAGAGACTGGCTAGGGAGAATTTCGGCAGAAGAAACTCTTCTGGAGAAACAAGATTTTTTGGGAAAGGTCATGTTCCGAATTATGCCTCCTTATCACCGATTTCTTCTCCTTCTCGTAGATTTCCTAGAAATGTAGACTTCAAGAAGCCTTTGGGGCCTCAAGAAATTGGAGGGAGAAAGATCCCAGCCGGTAAATCAGGAATGCCAGACCCAGAAAGATCGGATTATTCTATGGCTTATCCTTCTGGAATACATGGCTCCGGATTTTCTAAAAAAGGAAGGTTTATTGGTTCTGGAAACTATGGTTCCGTCAGTCGGATTTCACTTGCCGAAATAGAAAAAAGAGCAAGATGGCCTCTGGAAAACGAAACCCATCGAAGTAATGCTTTTAAGGAAATAATTGAAGAATGGGTTAGGTTAGATGTTCTTGCGGGGAAAATGCCACAAAATATTACAGGCCTTGGCAGTAGTTTAAAAGAAGCTGTAATGCATGGCCGGATGAGGAAAGAGTTCGTGAGTGGTAAAAACATGCGAGATATAGGCGAGATTATGCCTAGATTTTTTCGCCGGAGAGGTTCTGATGGAGAAACTAGGAACTTTACCAATGTACTTAATGACGCAGTTCTTGGTCGTCTTCAGGGTAAAGTTTCTAGTTCAGGATTATCCAATTGGGACAAGAATCTCGAAAATATAATGTATTCGAAATCTTCTTATGAAAAAATAACAAAAGCAGTTCAATCCCTCCCCAAAACTTTCACATTCGGAGACAAAACTAGAAAGTTTTCTGATTGGCTTCCACGCAATCCCGGGGGTTGGACTTCATTGAACGAGGCAAGTCCAGGCTCTTTAAGTGATTATCGAGATAAAATAAGGGATATTACTGGCAGGGTCTCCAAGGAAATGGTTAAAAAAGGAATGGTAAAAATTGTTGATGCCGGATCTGGAGGCGGGAATTTACTTAGGACTGGGAGCGGAGCCCGAAGAGGACAGGAGCCCATTGTTTCCGATAAGACCTTCGGTATTTTTGCCGAGGACATATCGCGTTACCGTTTAAGGAGCAATGCTCGACGGGAAAATATCCCCTTTGAGACATTATCGGAAGTCTTGGCGCATAAGGGCACCCCGTTTCCAATGTGGCATCAAGGCCATGTTCCGAATTATGTGGGCCAACCCGGGAATTTAGGTTTTACCAAATTAATGGCTAAGGAAAAATGGTTCCAACAGCTTTCCGGCGGCATTAAACCAATTACTCATACGAAATACAAATTTGGTCCGCAGTTTGACCCCAAAGGTAACCCAGAACTTTACAGCCCAAAAACGAAATTATTAAATCATGCCAAAAAAGCATACGGTTTGACGGATGCAGAAGCCCACAGTTTTAAAATGGGAATTGATGATGCTTATGGATGGGTAATGCCTACTGGTGGGTCTAAGATGTTCGGATATGAAACAGCTCTTAAGGATTTACAAAAAGGAGATTTTTCTACTATTTTAAAACGACTTATTGAACGCAAGCAATATGGGGATACTTCTGCAGTTCCAGAAGCATATCCTCATGGCAAGCATGATAAATTAACTATTCCTACAATCTTAGACAAAAAAAATACTCCATCAGGATTTCCTTCTCATTTCGTAAATCAAAAGAATATTTTGGGTATGATTCATGGCCCGGTCTTGAAAAAAGCCTTGGATCCTTACGGTCATATGTCACCGAATCACCCTGCCTTTTGGAACGCCAAAGGCCATGTTCCGAATTATGCAGGATTTCCAAAAGTTTCGCAAAGGAACATGGAGGGAAACTTAAGGAGATTAAGAGATCAAATTTCTCCAGAAAATTTAAAACATTGGGGAAGGTCATATGAAGATTATCACAATATTGGCCAAAAGATAAAGGGTCCGTTGGGCATTTCCTTTGATAAATACGCGCTAGCATCTTCTGCTCTTTCCCCCGGAGTTCCGATGGAGCAAGCCGGGCTTGATGTAATTTCAGCCTCTTTGGCTCATAGAGAAAAAATGGGGAGTTTCACTGCAAGCAGTTGGCCAGAAAATCGTAGAAAGGCATTAGATATAATGGGAGGAGCGAAATTGTCTGAATATAAAAAGGCAATGAAAACTAATTCATTTTATGAAAACATCAGAGATCCGTTTTCCTCTAAAAGGGTTACCGTGGATTTTAGGGCTGCGGGCCAAGCGGTAAATAAGCCATTTTCCACAAAGGATATCGGTAGATTGGGAGGCATAAGCCCAAAAGAATACAAAAAAATCGAGAAGTCTTATATTAACGTAGCCCAAGAAGGTGGTCAAACGGGACTTCAGTTCCAGGCTTCTATCTGGAGACACGGAAGAGGGTCTAGAGTTGGGCAAAAGGCCGGGGGATTACTTGGTCATGTTTATGAAAATCCAGAGCTCTTGAAGAATATATCCTATGATGATTGGAGGGTTCTAATGAAATCCCAACACGGGATGAAGATGGATCCCAATAGTTTAATATCGATTCCAAGGTCCAAAGGCCATGTTCCGAATTATGGAATGAGAATAAACGTCCCCGGCCCACCACCGGGCAAAGGATTCGGGTCTGTTTTTGGCGGCGGTTCTTCAGGCGGCGGTCCTTCAGGAGGTGGTTCTTTAGGAGGAAAAAGATACACAAGTATAAAATATTCTGGACTAGAAAATGCCCGATTGCGATATGGCGGAAGGAAATTCAAGATTAATCCCGATGATGAATTCCTTCGTTCCGCAGTAGATCAGGATACGATTATTCGGAACATTGCAGAAATGGAAGGACTTAAGTTTCATCAGGTGGTAAACAAAGGAAAGATGGGTCGACCTGGATTTGAAGATGTTTCATACGATAGGATCCTTCAAAGCATCATGCCCTGGGGTCGTGGGAAAGGATTTAAGGGCATCACGGGAGAAGAATCGGTTCTCGGCTGGATGGATCACATAAAGAAAGGAAAAATTAATTTGCCCTTGCAAGAATTTCTTTCCATTATAAAAGGTGGAAAATTTACAAGCCTTCGCAAATATCGGACCCTTGATGATTACGACATGGGGTACGATCAGGCCCGTGGAGGAGTAAAAAAGTACCTTCAAGGAGGATCTCCCCCCAAGGGCTATTCTTCTTTCGCTTCTCATAGTTTAGATTGGAACATGCTTAAGGTTCATGGCCTCCCTGTCGCCAACAGAGGTTTTGTTCCCAACTTCATGGCTCGACCAAAACCTTTGCAGCCTAATATATTCCGCAAGGAACCTCATTCATGGAAAAATACTGATTTTGAAGCTAAAATAGCCAGCAAACTTCAATTGGGCAAAGATTGGAAAATGACTGACGCCATGAAGAATGAAATCATGGGGACCACGGAATATAAAAACTGGAGTAGCTCCCTAGCTGCAGCCGAAAATATTAGAACACCTGAATTTATGGACTTAGTTCATAATATTATTTACAAAGAAAAATTAAGAGGGAGCAAAGTTTCAGGAAATCCTTTTAGTTCTTCTCAAGTAGAGGGGATAAAGGCAAAGCTGCGTCCTGAGGCCAATGCCGCAGAGGGAGAAAAAGTTATAGCCGAAAGATTATTAAAAGAGCATCAAGCCAGGGTAGATAGAGATAGGCCTTTTGCGGAAAGATCATCTTTAGCTCATTGGGAGAAAACCCTTGGTCCCGGCATGTTGGATAAATATAGTAAATACGGTGCTTTTGATCAGAGCATACTTGATTCCTTTAGTGTTGCAACTAAATTCTTAAGTCCTAATCAATTGCAAGCGGCTACTCATAAATTTCTTTTGGGGGCCGTCGATAGCTCTAATGCCGGTGCAACCGGCATGAGGTTAACACTCAATGATAAAAACCTTAAAAGTTCAAAGGGCTCATTGGCTGGTCTGGATACAAAAAGCGAAGCAGTGCAAAAGATGCTTTCTGGAGTATCTTACAAAACTTTAATATCTCATATTAAGCAAAAACCTGGGTTTGAATCAATCCCGATGAATTTAGCCCCTTTGAGCGGAGCTCCTCATGGATATGATCGACCAGGCATGGGGTTTAGGATATCAGACATGACTGCGCCTACCTCGACAGATTTGAAACATCTTTTTATGTCTGGCTCAGGAGTAGGTGAAGGGCTTAAAATCTCCTTGGCAAAGCAAAAATCTTCAAGGGATCGTCCTGCCGGTGATATTTTTTCAGCATTAGATAGAACTGGAAAATTAGATAAAATAACCGAACATCTCTGGAAGAAAAGTCCACAGGGACAAGTATACAAAAAGATAAAAAAGGCAAACAAAAGAGCCAAATTAACCGGTTCTGATATGGATCTCTGGCGAGAAATGGATCGTTTAGCTTCGGTAAGATCCCAAGAAATTAAAATTCTGCAAAAAGAACTTGCCAAACGGTCCAGCGAAATTATGAGGACCAGCCTAAAGAAGATCTATTCGTCCTTTGGCGATCCAGCCAAAGCAGAGAAGCTTTGGGATAGGGGTTGGGATCCAATTTCAGTACCGGACCACCTTCCATTTTCTCCGCTAGGGAAAGCGAGCAATAGGTATCATGGAAAATCTTCGGAAGGCTTCGTTCCGAATTATGGCCTTGTTAACAGAAGAAATCTAAATTTAAAACCTGCAACAACAAGTGCAGACATGCCCAACATGGGTGGATTGTCAGACAAGGCGACGTCAACTCTTTTAAAACTTACTGGTGGAAGACCTGAAATGCTGGAGGCCATGGCTCAAGCAGGCAACTCACTCTCATTAGGAAATGCCGCAATGATGGACCTCAGTATGTGGGTCATCGAAATGGGAGGGAAATACGGGTTGCCGATGTTATCTAATCTTTTCAAGGGGAAACCGATAACAAAAGGATTAAAGGCAGATTGGTCTCATTCTGGTTTTGTTCCAAATTATGTCTATAAGCCGAAACCAATGAAGGTAGGGGATTTCGTGCACCATTCTGGAAAGCCTAAGCCTGGACAAGGGCTTGGGGCATGGACTCAGGAACATGCCAATGCCTATAAAGGCAACTATGGCCTGCGGCCCAAGGGGGAGCATTGGAAGTGGGATCCAGCTACGAAGGATTGGGTGTGGGCTCCTTCTGGAAGTGGTGTTTTTCCTTCGGATACTTTATTATATTCTGGAGGTCATGTTCCAAATTATGCCATGATAAGCCCCGGCGCCAGCAATATCCTTCGAGCAAACCCAAGCTTTACTCAGGCTACGGTTGATTCGATAAAAAGGGAATCTGCATTCGGGGTAACCCCACAGGTTGTGGCGGCCCCACAATTGAGAAGCGGAACGAATCCCGGTTTGGCGGTGGTGAATAAGGAGCAAGAGGCCGGCTCATTGGCGAAAGCAAGAAAACTTCATGGAGGATTGAATCCTCGTCAAGGCATGGCCGAGGGTCACGTTCCTAATTACGCTACCTTTGGGCCGGGATCGCCCCTCACCATGGACCAAGTTGTTCAAAGACTTGATAATATAGCTACGGCAGCTGCAGCGGCTGTTGGGGCTCCCCCCCCTCAACATCAAGCAACGGCGCCTTACCCAGGAGGGAAAATGGGGGTAGGTCCTTGGATGAAGGATATTGGAAGCGAATGGTGGAAAGGAGCGGGCCTCCAAAAATCTGTTGCCAGAGCTGGCCGAACAGACGATGCAAGGCAAGCTTGGAGAGAATATAAAAAATTTATGAGCTTTGCGAAGGGAAGTCTTGAGAACACTTCCAAGGCTATTGCCAAAGCCGGTGGTGCGGAAAGATTAAGGGCCGCCGGTCCACAATTCCAAGGTTTCTTTCGTGAAGAGGCCATCAAGAAAACCCTTGGGAAGATAGAAGGTGGAAAGGCGATGACGACTGCCCTGAAGGGAGACTTAACTGATAGGGGCATAGCAAATTTAAAAACTACGTTGACCCAATGGGCTGACCCAACTAATATACATAGCAGCCCGATAAGGCGAGATATAGCCCGAACAATGGTGCCGGCGTTAAAGAATTTAACTGCCGCTGTGGACAAGGAATATGCCAAGAGCGTAAAATCAGACCCCGAGAAAAAACAAGAAAGAAGAGACAAGATTCAGAAGCAACTTCGAAAGCAAGATAAAGCGACACTTAACAATATGGCCCGGCAGGCATCCATTGATAAAAGCCTAAGGGTGATGAGCCAACACTCTGGATTCGGGGGGCCTGGATTAGGTAAAAAAGCAACGCAAAAACTCCTAAGTAATATGGCCGGTGCATTTGGGGCTCAACATGGATTAAGCGACACCCGGTTTTTAATGGGTTCTCAGCATGGCGGCGTAGATCCCACAACCAAAACACAAAGAGCGCTGGCTAGGGATTTCATGAAAACGGTTCAAGATCAAGGGCTTAAATCATCTAAAGCTCATTTGGCTTCTGCGGGTTTTTTAAAGGGAGGGTTTTACGATACCACTCCAGGATCTAATATAAAATCGGGAGGGTCGGCTTTGTATGGGGGAGTGAAGGAATACACGGGCAAGAATCCAGTCAAGGCTCTAGAGAGCCGCGCTAATCTCGCCAGAGAGAAAAAATTGGCACAAGTACACAGCAAAGCTCTTGAGAATCATTCTAAGGCGTTGACTAACTTTAATAAAGCAGTAAAAGGGGCTACTGTTATCGATAAAATTAGAGCTCATTTGCCGGTAGGGAAACTCAGAGGAACCGGGCAAGCTCATGAAGTAAGAAAGGCGAGGGCCGAGGGAATTAAAACCGCATTAACATCAGGTAGTATAAGAACAGCCGATAACCTGGGAATGGGTTTGGCCGCGCAAGCGGCGGCTGCTGCCGAATCAAGAGCAGTCGTGTCGTCCCAAGCAAAACAACAGGCTTATATGACGAAAATGGAAGGAAGAAATTTAAGTAATACTCAAGCTAAATGGGTCGGAGGTAGGTATGAGGGAATGGGGAGTAAAACCCTCGGAGAAGTAAGACAAATGTACGGAATGACTGGGGCTATGGGAGCTGCGGCATCAAGAGCTCCAGAGGGCCTTAAAAACACAGCAAAAAGAGTTGGGGGATCGTTGTTTAACGCCAGTCCAAGCATGGGAGCAATGGGGTTGGGTTTCGCGCTGCCTATGGTGGCTGGTTACATGGCTTCAGACGAAGGTAAATATGAAAGATCCGATTACGACCCATCCTCTGGAAGCTTTCAGGTGGAAAGAGACGTAGGAAGGCAAGTGTTGGGACCGACACTTACGGCGGCTGGGATGGGAGCTATGATTGCTGGTGTGCCCGGTTTGATCGTGGGTGCAGGCTTAGGTTTGGTGCAGGGGTTGAATGATCTTACTTTATCCGTTAAAGAAATTGCAGAAGGAATGGAGAAAGAAATCCAAAGAATATCTGCCGGAGTGCAAAGTGGTGAAGCCTTGTTGCCGATGGTGGAGAAAAGGGCAAAAGCCGCCAGAATGGGAGATTCAGTCGCATCTGATAGGATCGCAGGAGAAATAAGGAATGCGTTGATGAAGATAACGGATCCTTCTATTCAATCGGAAATGATTGGCAGTATTTCTAGTCCCGAAGCATTCTCCAAGATCCTTCAGAAAAATTCTCAAGAATTGGCACTTCGCCAAAATTTGTCAGGAGCAATGTTGTCCTTAAGCGAAGGAGGGGAAAGAGGCTTGGATAGGGCGGCTTCTCAAATAGGGGGAATTATTTTCCAAAGAATGGAGGACATGGATAAAGGTCTTCTTTCCATTACAAATGAGTTTGGTGTTGCCCAAACCAAAAAATCAATGTTGGCAGACCTGAAGGCACTTTCCATTGAGTCGGCAGAGAGAAGTTCTTCCGGATTATCAAGTTCAGAAATAAAAGACTTAAGAAGGAGAGCCGGCCACGGAACGGACATGCCCGGAATGGCGAATGTAGGAACTAAGTCCGGCATAGGCGGCATGGTTGCGGGTGCGCTAACAGCAGCTGCTATTGTAGCCGGGATAGGATTGCTTATTGCTAGTGTCGGTACCGCCGCCCCCGTCCTCGGCGCAATTGGTGCCACCGGGGCCGCAACAGGAACCGGAGCGTTTGGGGCGGCAACAGCAATGACAGCATCAGCAACAACTGCGGCAGCAGGAACTGCGGCAGCAGGAACAGGAACCGCACTTGTCGGGACGGGTATGACGGCAGCGGTATTGGCGGGGACTGGTATAGGGGGGTATCTTGGAGCGAATTTTGATCAGTCAATGGCTGAGAATAGCTTGGCCACAATGGGAGCAACCCAGGAAATGTTCGATGTGATAAGTAAACTAAAGGATATTGGAGCCATAACAGAAGAGCATTCACAGTTTTTAACTACGGCTTATATGAATAGTTCCATAAGTGGCTTAGAGTTAAGCGAGGCTATTAATAAGGCTATTGATAAATATGAAAAAATAGATGAGCAACTGCAATTACAAGCAGAAAGGGTTTTTAATGTAACTTTGGCATATGATAAACTATTTGCAAATCTCAGGAGGCAATCCAAGGATATTAAAGAAGAAGGCAGGCATCGCGCACAAATGATCGGAATGTCGGGTCAAGCCATTGGGTCTTATGATGTCCTAGAGGGAACGAAGGCTAATACAAGAAAAGAATTCGCATTTAAAAAACTCCAGAAATCTCAATCTGCGACAGAGAACAGTACTCAAATTGACCTTAGGCTTCAATTGCTTGATTTTATGAAAACCGGAGCATTGAAGAAATTGTCCGGGGCAGATCAAGAAGGTTTCCTGAAGGAGATTGACAAACCCCAAAGACCGGAACTGAAATCGATTACGGGTCTTACGGATTATTTTTTAAATAATTTTACTTATGACTTTGATTTGTTAGAAGGTTTGGACAGGAAAAACCAAGAGAGAGAAATCAATAATCAATTGGCAGCATTAGATAAGATAAAGGAGAAAGATCAATTTGAGCAAAATAAGGCATTCCAGGAAGCCGATGCTTTTAAGGGTCTAAAAGGTATTGGATTTGATGAATACCATAAAACTATCAAGGCATTAAAAACTCAGATTGATAGCCTACCTGAAGACCAAACGATTGCTCCCGGCCAAGCAATATTCACAAAGGAGATCAAATTGAATGAAAAAAATAAACAAAATTTAGAGTTTAAAAAACATTTAATGGATACTCATTTGGATCAACTGAAAACTTTACAAAATAATCAATTTAAAGAGTTACAGCTGCAGGAGGGAGTAAATTCGGCCAGAGCCCACATGCTTGATAACATAAATAAAGTTAATTCTCAATTTCAACTTCACTTAACTCAGGGTTCCGGTGAAATACAAAAGCAAAAGGGCGGAGTACAGGACTTAATGCAAAGAAAAGCGTTATTTCAGGAAGAGCCTTATGCATTTCTTAATAAAACGGAGCAATTTGAGTCGGACACTTTATTAAAAAGAGACATACTATACGAGGGACAAGATATAAGAAAAAAAGAAGGGGTTATTAAGGCGAAAGAAGAAATCCAAAGATTGCTTTCAAATGAAAAATTAATTTTTTCACTGGACAACCTTCGAGATCAAGTGGATAAACTAGTAGTACAGATGGGTGGTGCGTCTTCGTCTCAAGCAGGATCTTTGGCATTTCAGTTGTCTCCCGAAGATCGCATAAAGGCCAAAGCGGGAGCTCTAAAACAGTCGAAAAAATTGACATCATCCGGGATCGTAACAAAAGCAGAAAAAAAGCTGGAGAGCTTTAAGATAATTGACGAGTATCTAAAAGGACAAAAGGGCGAAGGGGCAAAATATGATAAACAATTAAAAGCATCGAGAGATGCTATCGCAAAAGTGGGTCAAATTTTCCCTACTTTAAGTGGGCAGACGGATTGGCAGGCGAAGACAAAAATACCTGAGGCCGGATCCGTGGCGCATGCCTATTTTGGCAATAATAAAAACCCCTTAGGGCATACGAACCAATTTAAGGACCCCGGAGGCCTCAAGTTTCAACAATATTGGGAAAACAACATTCGTAATCAGTATAATAAAGCGCCAAGTTCGGGGCACAGGTTCCTAAGCGGCTTTAAATCCCAAGGGGGTAAAGGCCGTGGTATTAATAATTTAATTACGGAAGAATTCGCAAAAACCCTTGCAAGTGAATTTTCAGGATATAATTTTAGTCCTAGGGTCCCAGAGAGCATTGATCCCCAAAACTGGGGAGATTTTAGAGAGGATTATGGGCCATATTCCGCAAAAACGATAGGTGCTTCCCGAAAAACGAAAAGGGCGCGGCGCACTAGTACGGGAACAAATAAAACCTATGCAGATTCGGGGGTTTCTATATTCGAGTCGAGGGCCCTGCTCAATGAGAAAGGCCATAAAGAATTAAACCTAAAATATTTGCTCGAGCAGGCTGGAAAAGGGGCTGAAGCTCATGCGAAGGCGAAACTGCAAGGCGGCGCACCGTTAAGTGGAGAAGAAAAGGAACAATATAGGGTATTCGAAAGTCTTGGGAGGGCTTTTCAAAACTTAGAGAAAAATCATAATATTAAAGCTTATCTTACGAAAGGAGCCCACAAGGGGAATGTGGATTTGGCAAACTTTTTGACAAATTGGGAAAAAACATTCGGGGGGGATCTTGAAAACCGGACTACCTTGGACAAGCAAGCCGTACAAGCAATGAACGAGCCGAAACTCAAGGGAGCAATAAGGGATATATTGAAGCCGAGCCATACGGGAGATTTGAAGAAGTCGGATTTGGGTACTGGCCAAGGATATAGCCCGGACCTATTGGCCAACCTGCTTTCGGGCACAAATCTTAATGAGTCGGGCCTAAAGAAAGATTTGAGTGCTGCAATACTATTGCACAATCAGAAAATGGGCGAACAGGCTATTAAGATTTTTGAGACTATCAACAGGTCCAGAGTTGCCGCAGGGCTGAAACTTCTGAATCCCGCGTCTATACCTGGCAGGCCAGCGGGAGCGGCAGTTGGGTTCCCCGTAGCCCCCAGTGCTACAGGCTCTCCTCCAAGATGGGGCGGCGGGCAAGGACTCAAAGCCTATGAAGATGCCACAGTTGCCCAACAAGAAGAAGCTAAGCGAGCAAACTTCATGAAGAATATTAACACTGCGGTAATGACGGAAGGCTTTTCTGTAGCAAACTTTGAGACTGCGATTTCAGAAATGCAATCTATGCAGAGCTCAGAAGATTTAGAACAACATTTGCAAAATATTCTAACGCAAAACAAAGGACTTAAGGTTTTTCAAGTCAATTCAATTAAAAATCTTCAATCGGTTTTATCATCAGCAAGGGAAACCATGGAGCAAGATCACCAAAGAGATATACGCGAGCTTATGACTAGCGTGAAAAAATTCAAATATTTTCAATCTCCGGCTGCTTTATGGGGAAAACAAATGCAAGAAGCGATTAATGTGTTCGATGCATCCAGAGGAAAAGATTTTAATAAAGATAAAATCCAGGAATCTTTTGAGGCGGGAGCAGTTGGTAAAGATGTGGGAATTCTTGCGAAATGGGGGCAGGCATCGAAGGCGGCTGAAGTAGCCAAAAGATCCGACTTGACGACAAATCTTGAAAAAAAGCAACTCGAAAGCGAAGCCAAAAGATTTACTATTTCTGTGGGAGCAAGTATGGAGAGCACCAAAGGGAAACCAATTGATATGGGCCCGGATGCTTGGAGAGGATTCTATAAGGCCCCTTCTAAAGACCCGTATATGAAGACTACTACAGCCGCAGGACTATTTGGCGGAACTGTAGTCAAAAATGAATTAGATGATGCCAAATATAAGGCTGCTATTGGTCGGGCAGAAGAAGAAGCCAAGCAAGCCGCCAAAGATGCCCAATACACCCCTTTCTCCTTCAACCTCGATACTCTAGACAAACCTGTAGAATTAAAAACTTTCGAAGAGGCTGAGAAGTGGAATAAAGAAAATTCGGGATTTCTATCGTCGCAGATAACAAAAGCCAAACAGGCAATTGAAGTCCAGCAAGAGGGCCTTGCGAAGAGAAATGTTTCAGATGCAGATATCTATGAAAGAAAAGGTGAGGCAGCAGGCTTGAAGAAGCTAGACGAAGAGGTGGCTTATTTGAATGAAATAATGCAAAAATTAAATCAATCTCTAGAAAGAAATACTCCAAGAGATAAAGGGTTCGGAACGGAATTCATGACGAATATGAGCCGGGGCTTAGGAATTGGATTCGCAGAGGTTCAGAATCAGGCAGAGGAAATTTATACGAGGCTTGGGATACAACTCCCAACCGCATTAAGAGACGGCTTGACTGACGCAATGATGCTCGCAGTTGAAGGGGCTGACGAACTAGGCGATAGGCTAAAAGAAATAGGAACTGGTTTCTTAAAGATTATTCAAAGGGCATTCCTAGAAAGCGCTGCTTCAAGAGTAGTAGGGGCATTAGGGCTTAATAGCGGAGGAAAAGTAGTAGGCGGGTCTGGAGTAAAGGACGACGTACCCGCTGTATTGACTGGTGGCGAATACGTCATTAATCGTCGTTCCGCTCAAATGTATGGTTATGGTTTTCTGGAAAAACTGAACAGGGGAGAAGCCCAAGGGTTTGCTCGCGGCGGGGCTGTGAACATGAACATAACCGCAGGGAGAGCTGCCGAAAGAGAAGAATATACGGATGAAAATAAGAAATACGGAGACGTAACCAAGTATAAGACTATTAAAAAAGGAAGGGCGATAGATAGAAGAATGTCCGGTTTCGCAATTGATAATGATCCATTGATTGCCAAGATGTTCAAGGATCAGGAGTCTCAATTCGGAGAAGATCTTCGGACTAAGGAAATGTTGAAGGACAGAGAGAAGGCTAAAAAACAAGCGAAGAAGAATAGAAAACATATGCTACTTCAACTCGCCGCTGCTGCCGGGATAGCCTATACCGTGAAGAAGGTCACGGCCTGGGCGCAGAAAACAAAGACCTATAAAAAATGGTCAGGAAGGAAGTTTGAGAGGAGAGCCAGGAGGGAATTGGATGCGGGAAGGGGTGTTAAGATAGAGGGGAACGGTCAAACATATAGACACCCCGACAAAAAAGCCAGGACTGACGAAAGAGCACATCTTGAGAAACTTTATGACAACGGAAGGGGCGAGCATGAAATGCTTAGGTATGCTCAAAGGAATGGAATAGGAATGGACTATAGTAGGGGGGCTATGCAGAATCCCTTGACGCGAGAACGCCCCCCGTTTCATCAACAGGTCACGTTAAAGCGGAATAGCGGTGGAGCTATCCCATCCCAAGCCAATTCCCTCTTGACCGGTGGGGAATTCGTAATGGGATCTTCAGCCGTAAATAAATACGGAACCGGGTTTATGAGTAGGCTCAACTCAGGATCAGTTTCAAGACATTCCGAAGGGGGTCTCGTCGGATCTTCAGGGGGCTCCGCCAGTAATACCAACAATGATATTAATATCACTGTAAACGTTGACAAATCAGGAGGAACTCAAGATACTGAAGTCGCAGGAAATTCCGCAAACGAGGAAAAGATTTTGGCTAAAAAGATCAAGACTGCAGTTTTGGATGTAATTAACGACCAACGAAGGGTTGGTGGATCACTTAGGGGATAATGGCACAAGGCAATATAAATGGATTTGATCAAGATTTTTATTTAGATGGTTACGCGATTTCAGGAGTTCAAAGCCTGGATGGGGGTTATTCGGTACAATCTGATCAGTCGACTTTTCTAGGGAACAAGGGAAGGGTTATGCCCTTTCAAACTTCGCCCTCAATAGGGCAGTTTTCGGTTTCCAAGGATATGACGTCCCAACCATCAGGGATAACTAAATGGTTAGGAGAAGAAGGCTTTAGCGGGTTATTCAAATACGGAGAAAAAAGCTTGGCGTTTCAAAGTGGTTTCATGACTGAATATAGAGCTTCTTTCTCTCCTGATGATTTGCCGCAAGAGCAATTTGCCCTCTCCGTATTCGGAGAAATGGGCGGGGATTTTTCCGTTGGAGAATTAAAAAGCAAAAATGAAACTAAATTTATTCCATCTTCCAGCGGAATAGAAATAGAATGTAAGGGGAGAGAAACTAATAGAGTTACTAATTTTCAATATGGAGTAAGGGTAATCAGGGATGCTCATTACGGGATAGGTTCGAAATTCCCCAAACAAGTAAACCTCACACTGCCTTACGAAATATCTCTCAATTTAACGCTAGAAGTAGACGATTACGAATCAGAGAACGTTTATACGACGATTAGAGATGGTATAGATTTAACAGGCATTAATATAAAGATTTCAGACAAGTGCGATTCTTCTAAAAATATCGAATATAAGATAGAGGATGCTAGTATTGTTTCTGAATCAATAGCAGGAAACTATAACGATCAAGTAACGGTGAGCCTTCAATACAAAGCTTTCTCAATGAATGTTCCTGAAATAAATTACAATGTCTAAATTTATAAGATATACCGAATGCCCCGTTAAGATTAACGAGGATTTCTATTTGGCAAAAAGAGCTTCTATCGGGGCGCAGGCTTCTGCAACAACTCCTATAGAGTTCGGCGGCAAGGTTGGTATATCAACAGGCATTGGACCAGAGAGGTCTGAGTTTTTCATGCAGTATTTTGTTACTGGGGAGAATGACCCAATAGCGAATCTAACAGGAAAAAATTCTTGTTCCGGATCATTTGGTGGAATAGAATTCTCAGGAGCTTACTTGACTAACTATCACATAGGCATAAAGCCGTATGCCCCCGTAGAGATGTCGGCAAGATTTGTTGTTCTATCAGGATTTAATAACAATATACAAGAAAGTTCTTTTTCGGAAAATGATTATACGGTAGCAAATGGAGCTAATGTGGAATTGACCAATATGAATTATCTAAACATAGGGATGGATAATCCTGTGGAGATAACTTATGAAGTTGCCTGCGAGAGAATACCTAGTTTCGTAATAGGCAGTTCCTACCCTCGACATGTAAACCTAGGAGCAGTTGAGAAGTATTTAGACATAAATGGAGATGATATTGGAGACGTTATCAATTATCAAGAAAGAGATATAGCTGAAATTAGCATAAAGGCTTCTGATGAATTGGGAAGATCTAGGGGTCAAACTTTATTTTGTTCAGGGGCTATTGAAAACCAAAGGTTGGATGTTTCTGCAGGAGGAACTCTTAACGGGCAGGTATCTATAAAGGAGGTCATTAGATGAAGGCTGACCCTATTACCGGTTTCTGGGGAATAGAGAGGGGCTACCTGGCTTCTCCCGCATCTCATGAACAATTCAAAAAGGATGTTCTGACGGGAACTACAATTAATAGTTTCGAGTATGAGGATCCATTTAACTTTATTCCTTCTTACGGGGCCACGACGTCTCTTAATTTTAATAATAATTTTATTCAATTTGGAGATGGGTACTCCTCTCTTTCATCTCAAGGGTTGAATAATGTCAGCATGCAGATGAACCTTCCCTTCTATGAGAGAGAAGCGTCGGAGATAGAACAGATAATAGAACACGTAGAAAAACATATTGGTTCTCCGTTTCCGTTTCAAACCGTAAAGTACGACGACTTGGAGCCAAATGAAAAATACAAAGCCCTTTATTCGGTGCCTCCATATTTTCAACAAGAATTTCAATGCGAGGGAATAGAAAGGAATTACAGCAGGGGAGAGTATCAAAACGTAGATTTAGTTTTTGGGAATAAAAACATATCATTATTTTCTAAAGACTATATTTTTGCCATACCCTCAATGCCTACGAATTTTTACGATAAAATAAAGGCGGAAATCAAAAAGGATACGTTTGAGCATATTCCTGATCAGAGCTTGAACGAGACGTCTTTGTTTAGGGTCAAGAAATTTGGATCAACTAAGTCTAGGCCGTTTGCTGGTAAAGAAAGAATAAATGACAAGACCCTGACATACGATCTTCTTTTTGATCCCATAGATCTGGAAAAGATGACTTTAATTCTTGCGTTTATGATGTCGAAGGCCGGAACTTGGTTTTATTTTAGCCCGGATGGGAAAGAATCTAGTCGCAAAAAGTTTATTTGTAATGAAATTTCACAGAGTTATACTTATAATAATGTATTCTCCGTAAGATGTAGGATAGCAGAAACAATCTCTTTCTAAAATGCCAAACAAATCAGCCATAAAGTCGCAAAAGATCACCTCCGAATTATTTGGGGCGGTGGCAGTGGAACCTATAGAGCTATATACGATCCATAGTATTGAGAATGAGGACTCCGCCAGGAAAATAAGGTTCCACGGAGGAATAAATGAATTAAGAACCCCGGTAACTTTCGGAGGTCAGGAATATTATTACATCCCATATGAATCTTCCGGATTTGGCTCTAAGGCGGATGGGAGTGTCACAAGGCCTTCTCTAAAGATCATAAATATTGATGGGTTTGTTTCTACTTACGCTCAGGATAAAAATGACTTAATAGGGGCGAAGGTAAAAAGAATGAAAACCTTCCTCAGGTTTCTAGATGCAGAAAATTTTCTTGGATATAATGATGATGCCGCATTGAAGCAGGAGTGGGTTGAGAAGGGAATTGATCCTGATCCTAATGCATTGATTGATAATGAAGAATGGATTATCGGCAGAAAGATAAATGAAAATAGATTTTTTGTTGAATACGAATTAACTTCTCCCGTCGATTTGGAGAACGTTTCAATCCCCCGAAGAAAAGTAATCAATAATTATTGCTTTTGGAAATACAGAGGGCCTGTTTGTGGTTATGATGGTCCTCCTGTTGCGGATGCTAATGACCTTCAAATAAATGGTCCATCCACAGATAAAGGGCTGTGGGAACCTGGCGAAGCTTATGCAAAAGGCGACTATGTTCATGTAATCATAGAAAAGGAACTCCATCCGAGAAAGGTAGTCTACGTATGTATTGATGATAATACTGCTGACATCACCAACAAGCCTTCCGTAAGTACTGATTCCTGGATGGCGGATCAATGCTCTAAATGCCTTAGGGCTTGCAAGATGAGATTCGAGGGCGATGCGGAGGAGCCTTTGCCATTCGGAGGTTTTCCGGGCAGTAGGATATATTGATGAAAAAGAGAATAGAATCAATAGCAAAGGAAAAACCTAATGAGGAAATTTGCGGGTTTGTTCTTTATAATAAAGGAAAGATAGATATTAAATCAATTCAGAATGTGGCGGAGGATAAAAAGCATCTTTTTAGTATAAAACCTAGAGAGGTGATAAAAGCGAAAGGTTTGATGGGTATTTTCCATTCTCATGTGGATTGTGATTCGGAATTTTCGGAAAAAGACCTAACATTTTCAGAGGAATGGGGTCTACCTTTTTTTGTTTTTAGCTTAGTGGACAACAAGCATGGTGCGTATATTCCGAAAACAGCTCCGAAGTCTAGGAAATTCTTAAATTTTCTTAAAAAAATCAAAGAGGAATACAAAGTGTAATTATATTGTAGGTTTAAGGAGATGGCAAAGGTATTTTTATATGGTAGCCTCGGAAGGGAATTCGGGGAGGAATGGGACTTTAGTATTAAAAGCCCCAAGGAAGCTCTGCGAGCCATAGAAGCAAACACCGGCGTATTCTATAAATATCTTTTCCAGAGAGAACGGGAAGGCGTTGAGTATAATATTATTGTAGATAAACATGGGGTTGGGCACCATGATGAGTTGTCGATAGAGTTAGCTGAGGATTCCGAAATACATATTGCTCCAGCCATGGAGGGAATGGGAGAGAACAACGTATTTGAAAAGTTATGGAAAAATGATTCCTTTCAATATGGAATGTATGGTATAGCGGCGGGCTGGCTCCTGGGTCAAGCGGCAGGATGGATGGATGATATGGGTTGGGGAGGAGACGCTTGGTATAATCCGGTTATGATTGCCGAAGGCTTATCTGCTATTTCTTATGAAGTGGGAACGGCCTTGGTTATTCAAGGGATTATAGAAGCAGTAATTGGAGAGCCTGACGGCCCGGATGAAGAAGATAATACGTCAACATTAAAATCTACTAGTTCATTTATATATCAAAGGCCCACCAATCATATGGTTCAAGGATCTGTCGTTCCTGTTGGATATGGAAGACTCAGGGTTGGTTCGTCGGTTATTAGTTCGTCCATCTTGAACATCAGAAACGTTAAATTTGATGATCAAGTGAAAGAAAGAATAAATTCGGGAGAAGATTCCATTAGTTATACCAAACTTACGTAAGTGCAATGTCAGACGAACATCGTACATATATTACTTTTGACGCCCCTAATCAGCCTAAGGCTCGCCCTAAGCTTGGGTTTAGGGATATTTCCGGATTTGAACCTCTTGTAAAAAAACAAGATACAACAAACGATAAAAAGATAAATGAGTGGGAGGAGCTTGAGTCAATAAGTTACTTCAAGGCTCTTGATCTTATATCCGAAGGCCCCATTGAAGGTTTTTGTGATCCTGCCGGGAATTTGGTGAGTGGCTCCGGTATTCTAAAAGGCATATATCTTGACAACACCCCGATACTAAATGAAAATGATACAATAAATTATCGGGATGTTTCTACGGTCTTGATGCACGGAACGACAGGGCAAGATGCAATATACACCGGCCAAACCGGAGCATTCCAATGGATGGAGGACTTTTCCTATGTTTCTCAGACAAAATCAAAAGGAATAATACTTCCTTCTGCATCCTCATTTGGTGGAGAACCCACGGCTAGTTTCGATGGGCATCATACTATCCAGGACAGCGACGTAGACTGGGTGGCTTTGACCTTTAATATCGGCAGGCTTAATGCCATTAATCTAAAAAGTGATGATGGGGAAATCGTACCGAATAGTTTAAAGCTCCGTATTGAGGGGGATTATACCGGAGTTCTTCACCATACAATGGTTGATGACACTAATCTAGGGGATTGGGAAAATCAGGTAGATGGGAAACTGCTTGATCCGGTTACTGGGACCTGTACTACAGACCTCACAATTAATGGAATCGCAACCTCTCCATACCAGGAAGATATTTTATTTAAATTAGTTGATGGCAGGGATGAAGACGGAAAAAGGAGAACCAACAGAAGGATATCTGTTCGCAACTTAACGTCTCTTCCGGAAAATTTCAGTAGAGTTCATTCGGTTAAACTTGAAAGCGTAACGGAAATAATCAAAAGTAACATGAGTTACCCAGGGAGTGCTCAAGTAGGCTCCTTGATTAGGGCGAACTATCTCCCTCGCGCCCCGGAAAGAACTTTCCACCTAAAACTTAAAAAAGTAAAAGTACCTAGTATTTATGTAGAGAATGATGATGCTTCACAGTCAAGGCATCCAGGAACGTGGGACGGAACGTTTAAGGACGAATTGGAATGGACGGATAATCCCGCATGGATATTCTATGATATAGCAACAAATGAAAGATATGGGCTAGGGGAATACGTCAAGGAAGAGAATATAGATAAATGGCAATTGTTCAAGATAGCCAAATACTGCGATGAGCCCGTTCCCACTTCGAGGGATAACCCAGATTACAATAGTGCCTTAGATACCGCAGACAAAATGTATGTACAAGAGAGAAGATTTAGTTGCAATCTTTTTCTTAATAATAAAATGGAGGCCTACAAGGCTCTCTCGGAAATTGCTTCGGTATTTAAGGGAATGGCCTTTTACAACGGCTCTGAAGTATACGTATCTCAAGATTCTCTTAGCGAGCCAGTACTTAATTTTACAAATTCGAATGTTCTTGAGGGCAACTTTACTTACCATGGATCCTCGAAGAACACGAGGTTTACAGCCGTAAAGGTCGCATACAAAGACAAGGATGATAATTTTCTTCCTAAGTATGAATACATTGAGGACCCAGAGGGTATTATTCGACACGGCTTAATAGAGAAAGAAAGTGCCGCCCTTGGTTGTACCTCAAGGGATCAAGCATTAAGACTTGGAAGATGGATCCTTCTCACCTCCAATAACGAACAAGAAGTTGTTAGATTTTCCACGGACAAGCAGGGCGGGTACCTTCGCCCCGGGGATGTCATAGGGATTTCCGACGATAATAGAACAAATTTCAAATCCGGAGGCAGGGTCGCCAAAGTTGTTGGGGATAATGCTATTTCGGTGGATGAAAACCATATTTTACTAGATCAAACACTGGATATTGACGAGGCGAATTTTAAATATTTGAAAATAAGTTTTATTATTCCTAATTCCGGAAAGTTGTCTGAGGAATATGGAGATGAGGTTGTTGCGGAAAAACAATTCAAAACTTTTATACATAGAGATGGGCGAGCAGTGGGGAGCCTAGACTTAGGGAATGACAGAGGGCGACCCTTGATTCCTCTAAATTCACAAACAAGTGAGAATATCGACGGGGGTGTTGATTTACATAATTATTTCGAAGATACTCTCGAAGGAACGAAGATTAAGACAACCATATTTCTGGACATGATCCAGGAAAGCCCCAATAAAAATGATGAATTTATGCAGGGGGGCGCGCTGCACCCAGGAACGCTTAATGATTATTTTCTTGAATCCGGAGTCTTTCAAGTAAATGGCGGATTCGTTAATCATCAGGACAGAGCCAATAATAACCAACAGAAGATAACCGAAGGGGCCGTTTACATTGTTGAGGCTAGTGGAGATGCGAGACAGCAAACCAAGGAATTCAGAGTTCTTGCCGTGGCCGAAGAGGATGACGCAACGTTCACTATAGCAGCCCTAGAATATAACAGGGACAAGTTCAAGGACGTGGATAGTTTGTCTACCATATACAAGTCAAGCACCCAGCTTATATCCGTCACACCAAGTCATGGTGACGCCCAGCCTAATGACCGACAAGGAGTTCCGCCTCCTACGCCAGAAAGCGAAATCTTTACTCCAACTATAATAGGAGGTATTCCTGACAATAATGTTTCCCTTTCTATAAATAGAACCGGAGATTTAGATCAAAACGACGGAACCTTTAATCCTAAGATTGAATTATATTTCTTTAATGATTATGGGAATGAAGGGCAGAACGTCACTCATTTTGATTATAAGATTCAAGAAATATCAAATGTTTATTATGAAAAACTAAAGGATGCCGGAAGCGTAGAGCAGGCTACTGGACTTTATCATTCATTAAAGGACGGCTCATACGTCAAGAATGACAAATGCGGAGATTTCGGGGAAATATCATTTTTAACTGGGTCAAAAGGATCTGAATTTTACGACCCAACCATTCCAAATTTTAGGTCGGATTTTACTGATAAGGTTATTAGTGAAGTTGGGGTTGGCATTGAGAAGATAGAGTTTTCCGGAATAGAGAAATGCGCCGAATCTAATAGCACACCTTCATTGCATTTATATTCAGGGGTAAAAACTGAAGTTGGGGCACTTAAGGAGGAAACTTGGCATGAAATAAGGTGGAAGGCCAGCCGCAAGCATACTATTAGCGATGCTTCGTCGGAAGAAAAGGTTGCTTTCTTTAGATCTAGCGCCGACATTACTCCGCCAGCAAAGCCTTCGGGTTTTGAGGGTAAAATACTATTTAACAATTTATATGAATTCAATTGGGAGAATACTGCCGATGCGGATTTAGATTTAGTTAGATTATATACAGGAGACGGGACTGCAAGGATTGGAAATCCTATTTATGAGCTACAGGCGAACCCCTTAACCAATCAATTTCATACGTTTTTTATAGGGAATCATCCAAAATTAAAGAATGATATAAACCAGGATTTCTATATAACTTCCGTTGACCTTGCCGGAAATGAATCTATCGATTCCGCAAGCGTGATTGTTTCTAGAATAGGGGATTCTTCAAGTGTTCCGATAATTGACGTTTCGTCTAATTTTGATTCTATAGAGAGGCAATCTTACGTAAGGGTTGATATAGATAGCGGGAATTTTAATACGAATCCCGGGCACAGCCTTTCCAATCCCGGGGCGGATAATGATCCTAATTTTGAAAAGTATCAAGTTACCATATATGAATCCGGAACTGAAAATATATTAAGCACTTATGATATAGTTGAGGAATTAAAAGATGAACATGAGGTTACTTATAATTCCATAGGTGGAAAAAAATACGAGGCCCGGCTAGATGTAGTCACAAAAGGCGGGGATTATATTTTCGGTAAAAGAAGTGGTATTTTAGCTTCTGGAGATGACTCCATCCCCGAGGGTCTGGAGGATTTCGAAGTAGATTTACATTTTGGGAATAGGGTCGAGATAGAATGGACGTACCCTGCAAATGTAAACGATATAGAATATGTTGAAATTTATTCGGGTTCGGGGATAGGAGAACTTGAACCTAATACGGATCCCTGGCCGTCCACTTGGGCGAAAGTGGATGAAGTTCCCCGTTCCAGATCATATGAAACCCAATATCTTACTGATAGCCTAAGGGCGGAATTGGAAACAACGACTAATCAGGCTATTCATTTCGCGGGAAGACCAATAGATTATTCGGATAAGGCGGGGCCAATCACTTCCGGAACGATTCACTTCATGGGGTACGACACGGTTGGGCCAGGCTTTAAGTCCAGCTACAGCACGAATTGGAATACCGATAGTTATATTCTTACTGGGGCACATAGCAATTGGGAGTTCTCCGGGCATTATGAGCATGCAGTTCAACCCTCTCTTCTTGATCCTGATTTTGAGAGTTTCCAAGCGTGGGTATATAATGCCGAAAATAATAATTTCTTAACTACGGTTGATATGGATCCCGTCGATCATACGGGACATTACGTTGCCATTCCCGGCAAGCCATTGAAATTCAGGCTGATAGCGAAAAGAAAAACGGGAGACGTTCAATGGTCAAGCAAGACCCCAACTCAGGTATTGGACGACGAGATACCCCCGGGCAAACTGCAAGGTTTTGATGGAGAAATATGGTTTAATGGACTTTATAGACTCAAATGGGACAAGCCCCCCGAAGGTGATATAGAAAAAATACAATTGTATACCGGAGAACCTCTCACGGATAATAAGGCTAATCCCGCTAATTTCCTTCTTGAAAGATTCGAACCGACGAGTCAAGAAATTCTGTTCGGGGTTGAAGAATGGGAAAACAAGATTGGGGTGTCGGAAACATTTTATGCCACGGCAGTAGATTTTTCAAACAATACGGGCATTGCAAGTGATACGAAACTGATATCTAGACTTGGTGATGGCACTACTTCCTTTGGCCAGTTAGAGCTCGGTGTGGCGACAGAAATAGTGGACAATGAGTCGTTTATTTTTGGGAACATATTTGGAGATAATCATCCCCCAGATATCGAAGCAGACCCTAATTTCAAAGAATACAGAATAAGACTTTGGGATGCAACAGATACTTCCAACCTATTACCCTTAGATACAGCATACATAACTAAAGCTAAGGATGAGGCAAGTCTGGATATTGAATTTAAGGTAACACCGGGAAAAACCTATACGGTAGAATTGTGCGTCCATACCATAGGTGGTCAATATTTATGTGATTCCACATTCAATAGCAAAACAACAAAAACCGTGCCAGCCGCCGAGGATCCCAACCCTCCTGCTGAATTAGTAAATTTCGAAGGCAGGATAATATATAATGAATTATATAAATTCAATTGGGATAAACCAGACGATACGGACATAGAAAAAATACAATTATATACTGGGTCGCCTGATGGAAGTTATGCCATCCCCGACAATTTACTCCTCGAAAGATTCGAACCGACCCATCAAGAAATTCAATTTCACGTTAATGACGCCGGAAAAATAGCCGACCTTCCCGTAACCGGTTCGGAATTTTATGCAGTTGCTGTAGATTTTTCAAACAATACTGGGGAAGCAAATAATACGATTGAAATTTTAAGGCTTGAAGAAAATAGTCCAAACTTTCAAAATTTAGAATTTGAAGCTGGAGTGGACTTGCCCCATCATCCGTCTTTTATTACCGGCAATATAAAACCAGATGAGCCGGTTATCGAAGGAGACCCCAGTTTCGAGGAGTATAGAATAAGAATTTGGGATAAGAATAGCGATAGTACTTTCCCGGTAGACACCCAATATTTAGATAATGCCCAGGCAGGAGAAGACATTAGGTATGAGGGCATCCCCGGGAAAGAATACAAGATTGATTTCTGCGTACATACAAAAGATGGAAATTATATATGCAAGTCAGATTTAGACGTAACCCTTCCTGCTGACGAAACAGGCCCCAGTAAAATTCATCCCTTTAAAGGCAGGGTAATATTTAATGAATGGTATAAATTCAATTGGCCCAAGCCAAGCGATACGGACATAGAGAAAATACAACTTTATACTGGGTTGCCTAATGGAAATGATCCCATCTCTGCCAATTTACTTCTTGAAAGATTCGAACCTACCAATGAAGAAATTTTATTCCACGTTAATGACGCTGGAAAAATAGCCGACCTTCCCGTAATCGGTTCGGAATTTTATGCAGTCGCCGTAGATTTTTCAGACAATACGGGCATTGTAAGTGATGTTATCGAGGTATCCAGAATTGGGGATGACCCCCTTGATGGTACAACGCCGGCCTTGAGAAACCTCGAGTTGACTCTATATGAGGAATATAATTCAACGGAAGAAAAGTCTTATATCTCTGGAGATATTTCCTCAGTCCTTCCTTCTATACAGGATGATCCGAATTTCTTGCGATATCGAGTTCAAATATACGATAACAATAATAACAATAGATTGCTGGAAACAAAATTTATTAATGAAACCGGGATTGGTCCAGAATTCACTTATGAAGCCATTCCGGGAAAAGAGTATAAAATAGAACTTTCAGTACAGGCGGAAGATTTTAGTTATATATCCATAGCTCCGACCCAGTTTGTCATTGCGGTAACAGATGGAACCCCTCCCGCCGCTATAGAAAATTTTAAAGTTAAACAGGTATTTGATGATCTTGTGTTTACTTGGGATGCTCCTCCCGAAGAAGACTGCGAGACAATTGTAATATGTTCCGGTCTTGCCGAAACAGACCCTAATCTTAAAAATACCCCATCTCCTGCATCGAAAATTTACAAAAGCGGAATAGGTAAATACTCAGTATTCTCCGAACCGACACAATCGTTTTTTGACGAAGGGTTTAGGGATACGATAGCGTTTAATGCATTTGCAGTCGATCTGTCAAAAAATTCAGGAGACTTTGGGTCTGTCGTTCAGGAGGTTGGTTTTGCGCTGGATTGGGAAAAAGCGATTGACGATGTTACCACTGGTATTCTTGAGTCAATTA